CATTATGGTAATAATGTCCGGACCATCAGGATAAAATGCTGTATTATAGGCGGCGGAGAATCCAGAAGTAACACAGCATTTTATCCTGATGGTCCGGACATTATTACCATAATGGTTCGTAACATTGGTTCTACAACTGCCACATGTGCATGTAGACTTTCCTGGACCGAGGCGCAAGCGTAATGAGCATAAACACCGCCACTATACAGGTTTATCCGGTGCAGGGCGATTCGACTCCTTACTACATAGCCATGCAACCTAGAACCCAGGGGTTTACCACAGCCGAGTATGTCAGCACAACTTGTACCTTTATTCCACAAACAGGTGTGTTAAATGCCACAGCGACCAGTGCCAGATACGCAGACCTGGCTGAAGTTTTTGAGCCTGATCAAGACTATGCTCCGGGCACAGTGGTTGTGTTTGGTGGTCAAAAAGAAATTACTGTAACTGATGTTTCTCACGATACCGCTGTGGCCGGAGTAATATCTACCAATCCTGCCTATCTCATGAACAATGATGCAGTTGGTCTGCCAGTGGCATTGACTGGCCGTGTGCCATGCCTTGTGCAAGGACCTGTTAAAAAAGGAACATTATTAGTGACAGGAACCACAGCTGGCACTGCCATGGCCTGTGACAACACTAAATATCAACCAGGTTGTGTCATAGGCAAAAGCCTCGACGAGATCCTTGATACTTCAATCAAATCAATAGAAGTTGTTGTTGGAAGAGTCTGATGCAAACTATAAAAAAACTTTTTAGAAACACCTATCAAGGTGAGGACATTCATTCCTTGGCCACATACCAGGAAGGCGAGTGGACCTATGACAAAGAGTTTGTGCCCAAGGCAATCAACAATCAAAGATTTGGCAAATCTGCTGCTGTAGTGGGCAACGGATCCAGCAGAAAAGATTTTGATCTACAACTTTTTAGACGTAAAAAAATACAAATTTACGGATGCAATGCTTTGTACCGAGATTATCAACCTGATTTTTTAATTGCAGTTGGCAGTCAAATTGCAACTGAAATTCGCCAGTCTGGTTATGCAACCGACAATGTAGTTTACAGCACTCCTGACAACATCCTGAAGTATCCTGGAACATTTCATGTGATTCCACAAAATCCCAACTGGAACGCAGGTGCTGTGGCAGCTTACATTGCCTGTTTTGATGGACATTCACGAATATACCTGCTGGGTCACGACGGAATAGACACCGCAGGCTATCCCAACAACGTATATCAAGATTCCAATGCTTATACTGATTATAGCACAGTCACAGACAAGTTTTGGGCCTTGGCCATGGGTCTAGTGTTTAAAACTTATCCATTGGTAGATTTTGTATTGGTTAATTCAACCGGCAGAGGTTATATGCCAGCTGAATGGCTGGGACACACCAACTTGCGCAGAACAAGTTTTCGTGACATGATTTTAGAGTGCGATCTCTAACGCCTGTTCGAACGTTTTTATCTTGTTTACCACAGCTCGAAAGTTAAATGTGCGCCACACACCTGGATGCAATGGCTTGGGATGATCGGCTATGCTAGTCCATGCATAACCTCTATGTTCGTCGTTCAGTTGAGGTGTAAACTCTTGGTCTACTGTGATCAAGTAGGTATGATACTCAAAGTTACCTTGGTCGCTGGTAAATTTTTCAAGCGGCACAATTTGACGATAGCTGTCTAATTCAATTTCTTCAATCAATTCTCTATGCAAAGCTTCGATTGGTGTTTCGCCCGGTTCAACACCGCCGCCAACCAAACCCCAGGACCCTGCATGCCGTTTTTGATTTCTCAACAAAAAAAGATATCTTTTGGTTGCACGACTATAAATTAGTGCGCCACAACCTATATGATAAGACTCCACTCACCACCTCGATAAACACCTTCAACTGATTTGACCCAGGCTTCGCCGTTCCAACGATACTGTACGCCAGTTAGTGTGTTGGTCACGTATTCTGTTGATGTTTCATTTGCGCTGTCAAACACCACTTGCCACGCCGTGCCTGTGTATTGAATAATATCATTTGCATTGGCCACTAGATCGTCCCACACAATGCTGCCTTCAATGTTACCATCACTACCAATGCTGTCTGTCAACAAATAACGTGTGCCAGTGCTGGGTGACAACAGATTGCTATCTACTTTGACATTTTGCGGATTTATCACCGCATCCACTGCCTGCAAGGTGTTTGATGGTGCTGTGTCTTCGAACACTTCATACAGCAATACATAAGGATCTGTAGGATGATAAGCAATTGTGCCTATCAGTTCTGTACCAGTTGGTAAACTGAGTCTTATTTCGGTACTGCCAGTGATCAAAGTGCCATAAACTTCAATCAAGCTTTTCCATGTTACCGGTGGCGCAACTTGTATGATGTTGTCGTTGGCATCAACTACTTCTTGAGGTTTTAACAGTTGAAGCTGATTGCCACTGTACAATACTCCGTAATCCAGTGGAGTGATATATCTACGCGAGATAAGATTCAGCAGTAAGGTATCTTCGCTCAAGGCACCGTCTTCGTCGTATACACTACCCACAAATTTTTGTATCACGCCCAGACGTTTGACCTTGGCCGGAGCTGAAATCCAAATTGGCATGGTAAAAGTCAAGGTGGCAATGTCAATTGGCTCTTCAGCCGCAGCTGGCACAGTTCTTGATGTCCACAACACACTGGTTAATTCTACATAACTGAGACTGGTCCAATCAATGTAATTGTCCGTGCTTTGAATTTCTAAACTGGGATTGAATAACACAGCCAATTGTTCAATCAATTGCATTTTTTGTTCGGTGTTGCTGGTCCAGATGTCCAGCTTGACTTCAAGATTGTAAGGAACTGGCATCAAGCGTTCAACTGTATAACTGTCGCCCTGTTGAGTGCCATACAAGCCAGTTTCAGCATCGTAGGTTCTTTCACGTATGCTCATCTTGCTCACAAACGACGGCTCCTGCATACGATCTTGTGCATAAGAAAATCCACTTATGTATGCACTCATGGCCGGCACAGCGTTTAAAACATTTTCGCTGTTGCCTCTCAATATGGTTGCGCCTTGTCTGCTGGGATCACCATAATATACCGGAACACGCTGTAGAGTTCTAGTGCCATCACGATCCCGGCCAAATTCAACTTCAAAGTTGCTGACTATACGCATAAACTGTACCAAGAATCGGCGTATCTGTCCGTCATAAAAAAACTGTTGTGCCATTAATTGTCTGCCTTGGGTCTTAGTGCCTGGCTTAGGCTTTGTCTTTCGCTCACTTCACCGCTGTTGTTTGTGAATGTGTTTGTGTTATTTACAAAGCCGCTGCGCAGAGTTTGATTATTTGCACCTGGTGTTAGCGTGGTTCTCACATTGTCTTCGATCTTGACCCATCTGCGACCATCCCATCTGAACAGTCGGTTGGGCAAATAGTCTGTGCGTAGGGCATAATCCCCTGCCAATGGATTTGTGGGGAATGCAATACCTGAATAAACTGGCAGTCCATTAGGCGCCTTGCCGTCACCGGTCAAGTATCCTTGAACTGTAGCATTTGGACTTGAGATGCCCGAGTCGGCCTCGTTTGAACCGTTGTCAGTGGTAATGGTACCACTGTCCGCAGTGGCACCAGTGGGATCGCCTGGATATTGATCGTGGTCTATGGTGGGCTTGATGTAAATGTGTTCTACATTGTAGCCCGAATATGGTACATTGGTTTCGGCTTCGCGCAAGATGGCGTCGTTGATTTCAATATACTTGTTGATGATACTGCTCACATTGCCCAGTGTAACATTACCAGTGTTGCCATTGATGTCAGTGTCGACCTTGATCTGATTCAGTATGTCTTTGTATTCTTGACTGTCTGTGAGTGGGTTGATCTTGCAACGCCACAAGTGCGGCCACCAAGTGGCACTGTAACCTTCGGCTGCATTGTTACAATCACTGATCACATAATATCTTTTTAGGGCCACTGGCAAGCTGTCGTCCAGGGGATAGTAATCTTTTAGGTGCATCAATTCAATAACATCACCTGGCATCAGTTTGCGACCCAAGGTGGCCACCATGTCAGTGATATGAAACACCATGAACAGGGTGCCGGTGTTCAAAAACATACCAAACTGACTCAAATCAAACGTCATGTCTTGCACAGTGTATATGCCACGCATG